TTGATGTATCTGTGCCGTTGCAGATGCAGATACAGGTCCATTATATGTTAATGTACCATTTAATATACTATTGCTATTAATAGATATCCTTGTACTACCACTTGCTCCTGTATTTATTTCAGCAATAGAACGAGATGATGCATTGAGTGTTAAAGTTCCACCTATAATTGAGTTACTTGAAACATTTATTATACCTGGTTGTGAAACTCCTGGAACACCAACATTACCTAATGCATTAATTGTTACCGTACCTTGTGAAAGTATATTACCACTATATGTGTGTGTACCTGGGTTTGGTGATTGATTTATTGTGAATGATCCACCATTACCATTACTGATTATGTTACCATTCATCGCAGGTCTACTACCACTTATACTCGCTGCACTACCTGTAATTGTTGGTAATATTGTACCTGCACCAGTATTTAATGAGTTTAAGAATAAGTTAGAACTTCCACCAACGTAATTTATTCTACCCGCAGAAGCTGCAGTTGCATTTACAAATATATTATTACTACCTGATATAAGTGTAGTACCTGTTAGGTTATTATTTTTGAATACTAAATTTGCGTAAGCCTGTGCACTTGAAGTTAAATGTAATATGTTTGCTGCACCTGAAGTAAATGTATTTGCAGTAATTAATAAACTACCTGAAATAGATTCAACAGATGGATTTACCAATGTAGTTCCACCACCGCCACTACCAAATGATGATGTGGAGACTGTTGCGGTTCTACCATTAGCATCACCTACCCAAACATATCCTTGCTGCAATGAAGCAGTTAAAGTTCCTGTTAAGTGTAAGTTAGATGCTGATACATTACCTTGTACGGTTAATAATTGTGTTTGTCCACCAACTGATGATGAAAGAACTAATCCTAATCCACCGCCTGCAGAACCTACATCAATCGCATCAAATCCTCCATCTAATTTCATTCCTTTGAAGAACTTAACATATCTATCGTTCAATCCCATTGTGATAACCTTATCATTGGATGGTTGTTGAACGAATGCTAAATCACCAACTTGGAATTGTGAAACAATTGACCAGAATGATCCTGTTCCTGGGATAACATTACTACCGCTAGCTCTGATGAAAATTCCACCATCATTTTCTCTCAAATCAATATATCCACCAATAATATTATCAGATACATCTATACTTCCACTTACTATTTGCTCTCCTCTAAATGTATTACTTCCGGTTGTTGCAAATCCTAATCCGTTTAATGATTTATTTTTCCATAAACCATAAGATGCACTTTCGTATTGTAATACATCTCCTGTTTGTGGGTTTGTTATTTGAACATTATGTAATTCATTTATTTCCCAGCCATTATTAATATCAACATATATTGAACCATTGTTCTGTTGTGCACGAAGCACTTGTCCTAATACAACAATTTGATTAGGTGCTTGTGGTTGAACTCTTGTGAATTGACCGGAAGATGAAAGATAAACTATATCACCTGCAGTATATCCCAAAGTAGGGTCTGTATTAACACCTGTTACAACACCATTCACAACAACTTCCACATCTGCGCCTGCTGCTGATGAGTATCTCAACAAACCAAATGTATTAGATGAAAGCGTTTCAGTATCAAATGAAGCAGTAGTAAATATTGGGTTATCACCTGCTGCAGATGTAATGTGAACGACAGTTCCTGCTGCAAGTGTAGATGTACCTCCATTTCTAGCAACTACTATAAGATTTCTAGCTACAGATGCAGTTGCAACTGATAACGATGCAGTATCAGCAGTAGTTAGTATTCTGTTTCCGTTTATGCTACCACTACCTACAATCAACACACTACCACTTAATACTTGCGTATCAGTTAATTCATCACCAAGTTGATTACTACCTGATGAGAATATTACAGATGATGTTTCATAAAGTGTTTTAACATAGGTAAATGATGCAGATACCGCAGTTATATTTGTGAATGTTTGATTTGCAGTAAAGTTATTATCTACATCAGTTCTTGCAAACGAACCTGTTTCAGATTCAGTTATCCAACTTCCACTTTGTCCACCTAATGTACTCCATTTGGCATCATTTGATCCTGTATATGTTGCAAGAGTTGCATTCTGTGTTTGTTGTGATGCTGTGAATGCATTCAATGCACTTACATTACCACCACTAGCTGACACTGCAGTTATTCTTGCATCGAAAGAAGCAGAATCAGTAGTATATACGGTTTGATTCACATTAGAATCAATCATATCTACATTAAATGATCTTAATCTAGCGGGTGTTATATATCCGTTATTATTATTCGGAAATTCCGTATTGTTTTGTACCTTTAAGGCCTGTTTGCTTAATTCTGGCATATCTTATGTAGTTTTAATCTAGTATAATATCAAATCCATCAGAGTATCCATCGGAGAATCCACCACCTTTTGTTCTTGTTGGTGATTCGATTACACCAATACCCTGATTCATTAAGTACCCTTGGCAACATTTAACATCGTATGTATTTGAATCCAAACACAAACATGCTCTTCTGCTATTCTTTGGTGAACTCAATCCTAATGTTGGTCCAATGAATATGCCACTATTGTTTTCTCTGTTTACAGAATAACGAAGATTACCGTTTCTGCTATTACTCCATTTAGGCATGAATACTTTTTTATTAATAACAAAAGAATACGTATCTATAATTATCGATTACCCAATTTGGCAAGCGATTCCTTATGTATTAAACTTTCAACCATTGCCTTATCTGATTTATAACATAGATAAAGCAAACATTTCTCTAAAGGTTCTTCAGCGATAGAGTCGAAGCGGGAGATATCACCAGATGCGAGCTCAACAATTGTAGCATAGCTTCCCCACTTCTTTGCAAAATTGGCTTGATGTTGGGATGCACTTCCTCCTTCATCGAAGATTTCAGGGTAGCGCTCAGCAAGTCCGTTAATAAATTGAATAAAAAAAAAAGTGCCCCAAAGTGTACACTCATAGGTACATCTAACCATTTATCTGAATCACCAAACCCTTCGTATTTCTTTATTGAATAGTTGCCTAATGTTTTTGTTTCTACAGGTCTGTAAAGAACACTCATTATTTTCTGCCAATTAGTGTCTATTGTTATTTGACCAAACTTTGTAATATCAGCATAAGCACCATAACTCATATTAGATAGATTAGGTTCGAATCCATATTCAGTATCGCCTATTCTAACAAACTGTTGCAATTCCAAATCTGTTTTTCCAAGGAATTGCATTAACTCCCATTTCAAAACATTGTAATCATCTACTGATATACCTTTTACCATATCAGGCTCTAACCCACATAGGTGATACAATAAGATAGCACTTGTTGCTTCTTCATCATCTTCATAGTTCTTTAATTCACTTTGCAATGTTAACCACTTTCTTAATGTGATATCATCGTAGCTTGTTGGAATACTTAATTCAATTTGTTTTTGTGCCATATCCTAATAAATTTATTATTGATGTTAGTTTTTTTACTTTTGCTTCTTCATTACCTAGCTTTGCATTCATCATTATCATCTTTGCTTGCAGGTCCTCATTCTCTTGCCTTAAGAATTGAGTGTATTCTATTAACTCTCTCAACTCCTCTTCAGTCCACATCTTATCTGATTGTAATTGCATATGTTCCTCTTTTAGTTGCTTTCTGTGTTAATCGCATCATACCTACATATCTTGCCGCATCCAATAAGTGGTCTAATCCACCTTCAGGTGTGTCAGTTACATAACCATATTTGTCAGTTGCGTATTGGTATCCATATAATTCATTGATTAGATTCTGCGATGAACGTAAAACGTGTATCTTATGATTTTGTAAAACTGATATACCAAACTTAATACTATCCTTTCCCTTTGTTACAGGCTTCGCATTGAATCCATAACGATATAATTCTTCTATGCTTCGTGGTTCTGAACTATCACACCATATCTCATAGGATTTATCAATTTCTTTTTTGCTTAATGCATCAGCAATATCTTTTAGAACTAATCCTTTTTCGTAAAGTACTTCTTCTAAATAAAGATTATCACCATTCTTATACACTGCTACTACTGCAGTAGGGTCTTGCGAATAACCCCAATCTAATCCGAATGCCACAAACTCTGCTTCGAAATCATCTACGATATCGAATCCGTATACTGCTTTTTCATTTGGAGCAAACTCACCTAATCCGTATATCTTCCAATATTTTTCATTCTTTGTTTGCAGGTCTTCAATTGCTT